TCCCCTGGCAATGACAAACGTTAAACTAATTAGGAAGCAGAGACTGAAAGTGCTCCTGCAGCAATTGTTACAACACCCTGTGTTGTTCCAGTTGTTACAGATGATGCAAGTGCTCCACCGATGTAAAATGTTCCACTAGTTGAAGCAGACCAAACACCAAAGTGTGTTGCTGTTGTTGATGCTGGAAGGTTAATTGACATAGCATTTGAGTTTGTAACTGAACCACCTGATGCTGCGTTCCAAGTTGCTGCAACACGTGCGTATGCTGGTGAACCACCAGTTACTTCAGCCGCACCTGTTGTTGAAGTTGTTGCTGTGTGAAGTGATACATATCCCCATCCAGTTGTGGATAAGGCTTGATTGGCTTCGGTTGTGGATATTAGTGCCATTTATTATTCTCCTTAATTGATTGTTAAACTTACGGTTAAATTAGAGCCAGGGTAGGTAGAGCCTATACCAGTAATACTTACTGTGGCATAATCTCCAGCAGTAACCTCTTTGCTTACGGTTAAAGTGGTTGTATTCGAGCCCGCTGCTATACTCAATGTACCAATGGAAGTTCCATTAACATACACGACTACAACTACAGCAGCACCAGTTGGTGCTACCCCTACACTTGCTCGAATCTTAGTAATGGTTCTTGCTTCTTCAAAGTAGAACCGTGTTTGTCCCGTTACTACGGAAAGTTCATTCTGACGTGAGAATACAGGAACTAGCCCTGGAAGTCCTTGGATACCTTGTGGCCCTTGATCGTTAGACATAGATACAGATACCTGAGGCGTGATAGATTCAACTACAATTACTGTCTCACTCATACTGTTACTCCTGCCGTTACTACGAATTTACCTTCAAGGATTGTTGTTGTTACTGTGCCAGAATCAAAGACTATGTCATATTCGTGGCGAGATGGAGTGAAATCGGCGGTAGTCGCAGAAGGAATAGTTACTGTAACTCTACCGTTTGTTGGGTCTAGCACGATCAAACCATTTACGGTTGTTGCTACAACAGTAGTTGTGCTTGCACCTACAAATGGTCTAACTGTCATTGTCACCACATAATTGGTTATGTTCCAAGGAACTGAATCGTTCTTGATAGAGAACTGAAAGTTGAATGTATTTGCCTGCTTGCAGACCAGGTTATATTTTGCACTCATACGTTTATACTTCGTAACGCGGCAAGCGCAGATAGCCCAGTAGTCCCAGCAAGTTCGTTACATATAGCATTAAGACCTTTATAGTCATTAGGTTGGCGTGAAGCACTAGCCTTTATGTTAAGAGCACCAATGATTCCTTTACCAGATGTGCTGGCATATGTATTAGCCGCACCTTGGTCTGCCTTACCAGTTGTTCCCGCAAGACGATTAAGTTCTGCGTTAAAACTGCTACCTTCTTTGCCTAGTGCCATTGTAACTCCTTATTTTCTGTTAGGCGTAATAATCTTTGACTTGGGTTTTTCCTTTGCAGGAGCACCCATAAATGCTTTGTAGTAATGCTCATCAAACGAGAAGCGTTTCATATGCGGAACAAGTGCTGAGGTATCACACCATACGGGGATATCAGCCTTATCGCATAGAGCAAAGAAGTAGATATCTTCTCCCATAAAGGATTTATCCACACCAATTTCTGTAAAGAGTGGTGCTCCAGGAACTGCTTCCTTAATCTTCTCAACTACGCTACGGTGCATTAGGACGAATCCCATACCCGCTGCTCCTACCTTCAAGAATTGGTTCTCAGGGAGAGGATGTAGGCGTTTGATTCCTACGCTGTTCTCTTCATTGACGAACTCAAATACAGTCGGCATTGGAACCATTAAAGGCTCTTCTGGGGTATCTGTGGTGAAGTATACGCCCGTAAGAAGTGGCTTAGTTAAAGCATCCTTCTTCTTCCAGAGTTTGAGGAATACCTCTGGGCTTATAACTACATCTGAGTCTACCCATAGTAGCCAATCAGACTTCTTGTTGTTATACCAATAGTTGACAATAGTCTCGCGTTGTCTGCCTATCTGGTTTCCTTGACTGCGTAGTGTAGTAGCAAATGGAACTCCAGAATGGAGCATCACATCTGTAACACCTTGCATAAACTTACCGTCCACCATACCATTATCGCACCAAGCGATTGATACTGTTTCTTCCATTGTCCCCTACTTTCTTACCACTTAACTTTGTCAGCCCAATAGGCTGCAGACATTTTTCCTTTTGCTATATTTTTTGCGTGACGGGCTTTAAATGAAGCCTGTCTAGCAGTTGGTTGCTTATCACCAGTTACACCTTGTTGTCCAAAGCGAATAGTCTTTACAGTGCTACCTTCTTTGGCTACAACTACGTGTGACTTCTTAGGGTGATTAGGGGTGCGCTTAGGTTTATTAAAACCTGACACCCCTGCTCTAGTTAGTCTTGAATCTTTCATTTTCTTTTGATTGATTTTCCAGTTTTATTGTCATAACTTTTACCTAAAATAAGAGCGCCAATCATTTGACCAAATTGTGCATCTTGATTTTGACGATCAGCATTTGCTTGATTTGCGTAATATTCGTGACCTTTGCCACCCTTAGCAATATCATTTGGAGGATAAGTATCGCCCTTATAAGAACTTTCTGAGCGTCTGTTGGAAGCCTTTTTAAAATCTTTGGCTTCCTTCATTAAATTATCTAGGTAGCCCATTTACTTCTTCTTGCCCATTTTTTTCATTGTAGCCTTTTTAGCAACAGCCTTCTTGCCATATTCTTTCATACGTGCTGACATTGGTTCTGTCTTTTCGTGCATCTTCATAGCCTTCATTGATTTGTACTTCTCGCCTTTAACTGACATTATATTTGTCCAATCTCTTTGAGAACTTCTACGGATTTTTTAGTTATATCTTTTGCTTTAGGCATAGTCTCTGAGTTATAGGCTTTACCTAAAGTCTCTGAGGCTGTATGCGCTTCTTTGATATGACGCATACTTGTTCCTGCTGGTCGCATACCTTGGTCCCTAGCATCTCTGTAGGCTTGGAGTTCTGCGTTCCATTTCTTATCTGGTATATCTCTTGTTGCATCTCCTGCGTTCATCTGCAGCGTTCCCGCTTTACATCCGAAGCAAGTCTCATCGTATACTGGATGGTATTCCCAGTGTTTCATATGTCCCCTTATGCTGCTGTGAAGTTTTCTTCTGTAACACCTACGCCACCAGCAATCAATGCTGCCTTGGCGGTATCATCTACGGTATGATTATAACCACCACGATAGACAACATCATATAAACTTGCATCTTCATCCATCATATATCTCTTTTGAGAGTATGTGGAGCCAGACTTAACAATTGTAATTCCTTTGCGCAATTTAGCAAAGTAAAACAATCTATGTTTACCAGATGGTCCTTCTAGAGCATATGGTGTCTTGAATGTATAGTTTGCCATTAGTTCTCCTTAGTGAACTCAATGTTAAGCAGTGAGTCGTGTTCGCCGTTCTCACTGCTCAACCTTCAATCAACTAAGCGATTGATGAACCTGATTCGATTCGGTATAGTGCTTCTTCGCGGTAACGCTTAAAGCCTAGAACGCCATACCAACCCATTGGGCGGTGACGCATCAACTTGTCAACAACTGGTCCGATAACTACATGTGGCTCTTCGGCAACGGCTTCTGCCATTGCTTGCTGTCCAGCAATAATTGTGCGGTAGTTGCGTGCTGATGAAGCACCGTCTGTTGAGTTGTAAAGACGTGGAGACTCTACGAAGTAAGCACCTTCGTATTGTCCGATTTCTCCAGCCCAGATACGGTCTTGTGCAGAACCATATTGGTTTGGAAGCAACCAGCCAGCAGAGCCTGTTTCAGCACGAAGATCGTGTGAAACTTCTGGGTGGATACCAGCCCAGTATAGTGAGCCCTTACGAGCAACTGACTTACCAGAGCGTAACTTTGCAACAGCCTTACGGATGTTAGCAGAAGAAATTGTTGCTGCAGCAGTGATTGTTGCTGTTGATGTTGCTGTTGAACCTGAGTAGATTACGTTAGTTCCACCACGAAGTTCTGTCATAGCAACTGCGTCGATTGAATCTGCAAGGTTGAATGCAATGATGTTAGCAATTGCTGGATCTACATCAGAAAGACTGAATAGTTCCAAAGCACGTGTAACAAGAACTGAGTTACCATACTCTGCAAGAGTAATAGTTACAGTTGTTGGTGTAGACATTGCTACTGCATCTGGATCAGCATCCTCTGTGAGGGCTGTAGAAGCAGCAGTTAGATCAACATAACGTTGTAGAACAACTGTTGATCCTGGGGTTGATTGGTTTGTTGGGCGCTTATCTGCGACAGAACGAATTAGGGGTTCTGAGCGGAGAGCAAATTCCAAAAGACGATCATACGCCTTTTGAACTAAACCAGCACTACCAGCAGTTCCTCCTAAAGAAGAAGAGCCAGTTGTTACGTAGGCATTAGCCATTTGTTCACCTCCAAGGTGATTAGGTTAAACTATGATTGTTGTCCGCGAATTAACGCAATCAAGTCATCTGCAGTCTCTGCATTATTAACTCTCATTGCCATATCTTCCGCGCGGTCTGGGGTTGTAGCCCCTTGAGTGACTATGTCTTGTTGGCGCATTGCTGCACGATCAAGTTCGTCAACCCTAGGTGCTTCCTGAGAGACTTCTAGACCAAACAATTCAGCGTTGTCATCAAGCCAGTTATTAACTGACTCTTCACTGACATCGTCTAAATCCTTTAGCACTAGACGTGCTGCTTTCGGATTAACACCCTTCTTTTCTAGAACTTCTTTGACAGTTCGCTCACGCTGCACCTTGGATAATCCCTCAAGTTGCTCAGTAAGTTCCTTGATACGCTTCTCATCTGCGCGCTTGGCTTGACGTAACTTTTTAAGTAAGTTACTTCCATCCATAGGCACATCTGTTGTATCTTGGTCATCGTCTTCTTCGTCCCAGTAGTTGTTGCTCATAGCAACCACCCTTCTATTCGTTGTTAGTCGCAAGCCTCAATTCTATTCGGGGAAATAGGTTGGCTCTTGCTACCAGTCTATACGCTACGTGGGGCTGGTCGGTCCACGTAGGATTCTAGAATTGCGCTGTTTCGGACTTTGGTCTTAAACCACGCGCTATACCCGATGCACCAGAAAAAGTTCCAATTTCTCTTGCGCTTAATTTCTGACGGGTGCGTTGTGCAGACGCAAGGGAGTTGAAGACTTCCTGCTCTGCTGTTGCTTGAGTATATGCAACTTCTGTTCCATAAATCTGAGATAGTTTCTCAGCGGTTGGCAGAAAGTCTGCAATAGTAGAGTAACCCTTTTGGGCTTCTGCTTGGGAGATACCTTGGGATGCAAGTTGTTCCGCAACTGCAACTCCTGGTTCAAATCCTTGAACACCAGCGGCAGTTCCAATTTCGGCTGCTGCAACCTGGCGTTGAATTTTCTGGAATTGTTGATCTGGGTCAAGAACATAGGCAACCAAGTCGCTTGTTCCAATTCCATAATATCGTCTTAAAGTTGTAGATATTGCTGGGTCTGCGTTCTTAACGCGCTGAACTGCAGTCACAACTCTGTTTGAAAGTTCTGTAGCAGATACATCGTTAGCAATAAATTGAGATACATACTCATCATTATCAAATTGATTTAATCCATAAGAACGCAAGGTTTGACGATACGCATCTTCTACATTCAAGTAATCGCTTGCAGACAGAACCTTGAGGTTTTTCTTTACGCGCTCTTGGTTGGCTCTAAATCGTTTTTGATATTCTGGAGTTTCTTGCAATTGAAGAGTAATGGTATCTTGGGTTGCTCCAGATATAGCAAGTTCTTTAATTTTTGGAATAAGGCTAGTTAAGTTATATTTAGTGAAACGATCTGTAAGAGCAGCAATTGCATCATTTGCTTCCTTGCTTGCTTGCTGAGCAGCCAATGCTGCTGCTGAATTCTTTTGCGCAGTGAGTGCTGCTACCTTGGCTTGTTCTAATGCCAGCGCTGCTGAGGCGCTACGGGCTGCTTCTGCTTTAGCATTTTCAATTTGGGCAGTAAGTGCTGCCTGTGTTGCTGCTGCTTGATCTGCAAGTGCACGTGACTTTGCTTCCGCTTCTTTTGCTAATCTTAGCGCTTCTGCATCTGCTTTTGCTTTTTCTGCATCTGCTTTATCTTTTGCTAACTTATCTGCTGCTGCTTTTTCTGCATCTGCTTTATCTTTTGCTAACTTATCTGCTGCTGCCGTATCTGCTGCGCTTGGACCAGTGTAAGTGGGGGCGGGTGTTGTAGTTGTTGTTGTATAAGTTCCTGCACCAGTTGGCGTTCCCGCACCAGTATCAAATGGTGTTGTTATAGTTCTTGTTGGTGTTGCTGCTGGTGCTGATGGTTTGGCTATTGCTGGCGCTGCTGCGGCTGCCTTAGCGGCTGCTGCATTTCTTTCTTCAATTATGGAATCAAGACTTGGCATTAGATAGCACCTCCAAACATATCGTTAGCAACCTGCATTGTTAGTGAATCAAATGTGCTTTGGGCATTCTTGGTCTTGGCCCAATCTGGATGGCTTTTTACTGTTTTTTCAACTAACCATTGAGGCATTGCTGTCGGCTTTCCAGTTGTAGGGTCTACATATTGAAGAATTTGGCGTAGAAAAGGATCGTCATAGGATATTGTATCTGCATCTTTTTCTAGGAAAGTAGCAAGTGTCTGTATAACGTTAGATGTTTGAGCAACAAGAGAAACACCCTTATAGATGTTTTCTGAATATGCTGGGTATGCTGTTGCAGATAATCCTTGAATTTCTTTTTCAATATCTTCTTTAGTTGTTTCTCCAGCAAACAATTGCTGTGATTTAGATTTCCAATAGTTATCATTCAAAAGAGATACTACTCCATATGAGTTAGCAAAAGTCTTAAGTTGGGTGACATCTCCTAGGATATCTCCGCCTGATACATCTGCCTTGCCACTATTAAGAACGGCTTGGTCTAGTTGATCATCGGTATATCCATTAAGGAATGCCGTCTCTGCCATTCTATTGAAGTCGGCAGCACCTATTCTTACACCACTTGAAACAAGTCTTTTCTTAGAAGCAAGTTTGTATGACTCTAATTGAATCTGGTAAGCACCAGGTTGGTTAATCTGTGCTTCTTTTCTTTGGCGAGCAGATTGACTGTTGTTCTTATAGAAAGCACTAGCCATAAGATATGAGGTAGCCTCATCGTATCTGCCAAGTTCATATGCTTCCCAAGCCCTTGCCATATCTGGGTCTGAACTAGAAAGAGCAAGAATCATGCTAAGTGATTGCTCAGTAAATGCCTGGTTAGTGGCCATTAGATTCCTCCAGACATTACTTTGTTAACTACTTGATTAAACTCAAATGCCTTACGACGTTTTGCTTCTAGTTTGGTATCAACATTAGTTTCAAGTTTTTTGGTAATCGCAGCACCAGCCTCTTCCTTACTAAAAGTAGGAGTTGTGGTTCTAATAAGTTTACCACCTTTTTCGACCTCAGTTGTGGTAGAGCCAGTATTGATCATCTTGTTAACTATTGGACGATATACTGCATAGTCCGCTTCTGTTGCTTTGCGACCAATTCCTGTTTGAACAAACTCATTAATAAGGCTGTCGACTACTGCTGGAGCAAACTTTTGGATAGTTTGTGTTGGTAGGTTGGCATCTTCTTTGCCTTTTGCTGGAGCATATAGGCTTAGGTAGTCATCAACCGTAAGTTTTCTTTTGCCGTTTGTAGTATTATAGAACCTAGAAGTTCCAGTTACTGCACTTACCCAAAGCGCTTGAACCTGAGGTTCTGTTACAGTAGCATTTTTACCTATGTAATTTAATTTTTTTAACTTAGATACAAAAGCATTATATTGCTGTGGGGTCCAGTCATAGTATTCATTAATTTTTTCAGAAGTAGATACTGTTTCTTGCTCGGTATAGGTAATGCCTTTAGGGAACATGTGACTTGCGCCTTTAGTCTTAGTTACAGACTTTCCAGTATACACACGATCAATGGCTAGGTCGCCTTCTACGGCTGCTGTCACAGGAGCGGGATTGGAACTACCCAAAGTTGGTAGAAAGTCTTTAAGAAGGGCTTGCTTTTCTGCTTCGGTTAGCGCCATTATATACCTTTCGACAAATCATCTTTTTCTAGTATTCGAGAATATATATCCCCAAATGTTATATCTGAATTTATTAATTTACCAACAAAAGCATCCCAGGCAATTCTAAGATCCATGTTCTCATCAGAAAGGATACTAGATGAACCTCTGTTAGCCAAAGCCATTCGTGTCTTTTCTCTCGCTGCAATATATAATTTAATTGTAGAAATATCACTACGACCAGAAATTCTAGGATCACTAGAAATATCATTAGCATATCGTAGGAAACTTACAATTTTTCCAGTATTAATATTAATATATGATGTATACCATTGTGGATTAGCCTGTCCAAGAAGTTCTACAAGTTTTGCTTTTTTCTCAGCAAGATACTCTGCGCCTTTTTGATTTAGACTAGAAAAACCAGCGTAAATTCTTTCAGCCTCAATTTTGGCAGATGCTGTCTTATACTGTAACCAACCTTTATCAGCCTGAATCTTATCAGTAACCTCAATATAGTCTAGTTTCTCTCTTGAATTTGTAGTAGAACCAGGAGCAATTGGAGTGCCGTATTGAGCCTTATATGCAGCGCTATTAAAAGCATCTCCATTTGCTGGCCCTACAACAAACCAACCATATTCAGGATTTTTAGAAATAAGATCTGATAGTCTTTTTTGTTCTTTAAATGCTGATTCTGTTCCAGCAATTCCAGTATTATTCTTAGAAAATGTTATAGCCATGTTGTAATACGTATCACCGTATGTTTTATAGAATACCTCTGATGCTGTATCTGGATTCTCAATTCTCATTCTTTGAAATTCATCAATGTAGAACTGATAAGGTGATCGAACATTTGTAGCAAAAGGTAGGCTTAACCTTGTTGCTGCCTCTAGCCCTAATACCCAAATAGCGCGTTTGTTTATTTCATCCAAAGATGGACGTGTATTTCTTTCACCTAATTCAAATCTTACATTTTCTTCAGCAAGAATAGTAGCAGTCAATTGTTGGCGACGTGGGTCTGATTTATTAAATATAGAAACAATTTTTCTAAGTCCAGAAGATTGAATTAATAAATCTCTTGCGCTTGTATCTTGAGGGCCATAAGGAAGAATTTCTTCAATTATTTTATTTGCTTGCATTCCTGGATTGTCCTTAACAATTTGAGATGCAAAGTGCTGAACAAACCAACCTGCCCCTGGGTTCCACCAAGTTCCACCCTGAAAGATAAGGTTAAGACTTGCTTTAGGAATTTGAAGCGCTTCTATCTTACCAAATGAAGCATGTTTTACCCATTCAGATGGCACGTTAATGTAAGTAATCCCATTGCGTTCTTCTGTCATACCATTTCTGTCTGGAGAGTTATATATGGTATTCATTTTTGCTAGAACAGATGGGTCATCAATTACTATTTTGCCCCACTTTTCCATAACATCAGAAAATGCTCCGAAGAATGGGAAGAAATATTTAACAGAGTGCGCTGAGTCTGTTCTTTCTGAAAGATCGTAAAGGTTACGACGCATTTCTGATCTGGCCCATTGACGGGCTTTATTTGTCATATCCTTCATGTATCTAGGAGGAATGGTATCACCATCAAATGTATCTATAGCGTTCTTTACAGATGCTGCCATGCGACGACGATATAGTTCAACATATAAAGGAGATCTTGTCAATGTATCTTCTGGAATTTGACCAAAATATTTGTAGAACGTTTCTAAAAAATCAGAGCCAATTTTTACTAAACCATTTGTTCCATTAGTAGATGTAATTTGAGCACCATTAATAGTAGGATATTTTGCCGCATCCACTCCTAGATAAGTCTCAATATCATCTGCAGTAATATTTCGTTTTGATGCAATTGTCATAAATTCTTTACTTACTGCACTGTCTGCTGAAAATATATGATTTACGTTTTCAAAATTTAAACGAACGATTTCTTCTACGTTTTCTCCACCTCTAGCACCACCAATAGACCTGGCTATCTTTATGCCTTCCGTATCAGTTTTTAAATATGTTTCAATTTGCTTAGGGCTCTGCCCTGCTAATATTCTAGAGGTAATCTTAGAACCCTTAATAGAACGGTTAACTAAACGGAGATAAGCATCTGCCCATCCATCTTCGGTTCCAGCAATGTCTACCCAGTCACCAGTCTGTTGAAGTGCACTGTTGATTCGATCTCTGCTTCTCGTAATTGTTTCTTCAAAAACAGTAGATTGATTTTTAATAAATTTTTCGTCAAGAAATTTCATTTGAGTTGGTGTAGCACCTAGAGCATCTTCGGCTGTATGTCCCAATAATTCAATTGTTCCATAACCATTTTTGCCATTTGGTTTTATACCTTTAGCAAGAATTTCAGTAATTTCTTTAATTTGTAAATCTATAGCATCTGGATCATCAGAAAGATCTCTAACTGCTTGTAGAATATGCTTTTCTGTTTCAAGATTATGGCGTTGAGCAAATTCTAAAGATTCTCTAAATCCTAAAGCACCTAGGCCTTTTAGTGCTAAGTTTTTGCTTCCAGCAGTTGCAGCGTGGATTAAAGTCAATGGTCCAACTGTAGCCATAATACGTAGGCTACCTTCTGATACGTTACGTATTGGATATCCAATACGAGCAAGAACTTGAAACTTTAACATCTGGTCTATTCCATCAACCAGACCTTGGGCTTCTAATTTTCTTTGAGTTGCATATTTGTAAGCACTTTGAATTGGTGTTATATTACCAAATCCAGTCTCTGCTCTATTGTGACGACGTAGAACTTTATACATACCGTCAATATCTAAAGTTGCCATTTCCTTTAAAAGTTGAGATTCATTTAAAGGAAGAGGAAGAAGATGTGTTAATCCTTCAGTATCTGGAATAGCAACAATTTTAGCGCCAAGTTTTGCACCAGTTGTTGTATCTACAGCACCGCTATATGAACGCTCTTTGATAAGATTGTGCATCTTGGTTCTAGTGTTAGCAAACGCAGCATAGGCTTGAGCAACTTGTTTTTCTGTATATCCAAACTGAGCAGCAACTGTATTAAACAGTTCTTTTTCTATATTTTGATAGATGATAGAGCGTTGGTCTGGATTTATAGCATTTGCGTATTTAGCAAATAGAGCGTTTTTGCGCTCAACAGTAAAGTGTGCTTTTTTAAATTCTGCGTCTAATTGCTTGCGCTTATCTTTAAATTTTTTAGCGCTTTCAGGACCTACAGCACTTTTAATTTTATTATCAAGATCTGCTACTTTTGCTGCGTAAGCAAGTTCTCTTTCATTAGATACGCCAACAACTCGGTTGAGTAGGTTATCTACTGTTTGAATAGAACCATTGTCTTCAAAATTAATCCAATTTTTATTGCGTTTGTAAAAGAATCCGCTATGAAATCTTACTACAGAACCAGCAATACCTGTTGTTCTAAAGTCTATAAAGGTTTGGCTATTTGAAAATGTTTGACGCATTCCACTTAAAGAGTCAACGTATGGAACTTTATTAGGACTTAGGGTTCCATTAGCAGACATCTTCTTATGCACTTCTGCAATTCTTTTTTCATGACCCTTAATAAGTTCATTTACTTTTTCCTGGGTTCTTCCCTTACTCATGGTTTCAAATACTGGATTTCCAGCCTCGTCAACTGCATCACCAAACCACTTGGCCCCGTCAACTTCTTCTCTTAGGGATGCAACTTTTGCGGCGAGAAGTTTTTCATTTTTTGCTAAACGCATATAAGAATCGGTATTGCCCATAGCCATATGGATAACATCAAACTTTGCTGCGTGACGCGCTGCTTTGTCTTCGATCTTATTGGCATCATTAAGAAGACTTGAAAGAATTCCAGGATTAGAAGACTCTCTAATTGCTCTTACTTTATAAAAATCATTTTCAGACTTAAACTCATCTGTTTTATTTAAGAAAGAATCCCAGGTTGCTGCAACTTTCTTTTCACGAAAGCCTAGTTTTTCTCCAGCAGCAACTTTTGTTGCTATCTCTTCAAATTGGTTTGCTCCCTTTACGATATAACCTAAAGCCTTGTATGCTTTTACGCCCTTACCTGCAAGGATAAGTGGGTCAATTGTAAAACGAGCAACAAAGTCACCCATCCAAGAACCAATCTTACCAAAGTTTTGTCCACCATCTGGACCCATAGCCTTTAAGCGTTGGTTTTCATCCAGGATATCAAAGTTAAGTGAGGCAACAAGCGCATGGTCATCAATAAACTTTTGAACATTACCGCCACTTTTGCCACCCATAAGTTTAGCATTAGCCTCTTCAACTGCTGTTAAGGCAGAAACTACTGGGCTAAGAACGTTTCCAAACGCATTCATTGCTGCCTGGCCAGGGCTAATGTTCTTTGATTCATTCCAGACTTTTTTAATTGCGTCTGTGTTTCCAGTTACTAAATTCCACACTGAATTCTCTGGTTGCGCTGCAACTATGCCAAATGATACTAGACGGCTAGCAAAGTTATAAGTCTTTTCTAAATTAGTAGCAACGCCTTGCCAAAATCCTGCTTCTTTTTCGTTAGGAACTACTTCATCCTTGGTTGGATCATAGTAATTAACGTTAGGAACAAATCCTTTATTAGCGGATATTTTTTTAATAAAATCAGCACGAAGATCTTGTGGTATAGATTTTCCAAAATCTAATGGCAGGGCAAGAGAACTGATTTGTTTTTGATTGTAAAATTTATTCATTGCTCCAATTGTATCAAAAGCAGAATCTTTTTTCTTCTTCTGATATAACGACTGGGCTAATTCGCGGTCAGTTGTCACTGGTATTGGGCTCCCATTACGGTTGCTCTAACAATACGGACATAATTTGTAAAAGCCTCTGATGAGTTTGGCATCATGGCTGCTGATTCTAAAGCAGGTAAATAACTTGCAAGGCGTTTGATATCAACAGGGGTATCTAAACCTGTTGGCAATCCTGGGATGCTATTTGCTCCATCGCCGCTTCTGGCTCCATCTGTTACTGGAAGATTATCTTTTGATGGTGCTGTAAGTGGAGTTACTTCAATAGAATTATCCCCTGTTGGCGCAGCATATAATGGTGCTGCTCCTGCAATAGCCTCTGTCTGAACTCCAGTAGAACCTAAAGAACGCATATCTGGAAAGCGCATTGCTGCTTGAGTGTTTCCACCTTGTGTGTTTCCGCCATTAGCGCCAATATTCATAGGATTATTCTGGGGGGCGTTTGGTTGATATCCACCGCTATTCTCGTTGCCAGCCATTTTTCCTCCTACTTAATATGTTTAGGTTGTATTTTAGATAGATAAGGTCCTGCTGTAAATGCTGTAAGTTTGCTTGCAATCTCCATTGCTTGATAAGCATCAGCACCAGCATGTAATGCACCAAGTGCGTATGGTGCTCCAGAACCTGCTGCATAGACTCCATGTTCAGTTTTAGATACTGAGCATTCTTGGTCTATATCAAATATTTCGCCTCTAATGGCAACAATAAATTGAAATCTAAGTTCTTTATTGTCTTCATCAAAGTTATAACCATTGTCTGCTAAACACTTACGAAGCGAAGGCATAGCCTTTGCAATCATAAAGTGATATAAATCTTTTCCATCTGCTTTAGTAGGAACTGGTGGTTCCCATATATGCTGTGCTACATCGCAAGGAAGAACCTCACCTGAACCAGCAATTAAAAATGGACCGCGTTCTGCAATCTTTTGAACATTATGATGTGAATATATGAAACCACTACTATCAGTAGTTTGACTATCGGCAACAATAATTGCAGCGTCTTTATACTCTATCCCAATAATTGTTGTCATTGTCCCCTACTTAGTTATTGTCTGCGTGAAGTTCTTACGCTTGCGCTTCCCTTACCAGAACCTGATAGGCTTGATAGAAGAGTTTGAATGTCTGGTGGTGGCCCTGGTGGTAGTTGAGCGCCTTGTGGAGCACCTTGCGGTGAAGGAGCGCCTCCTACTGGCATACCCTCGGGAGCAGGGGACGGTTGCTCAACCATTGAAGTAGGTGCACCAGCAGGAGGAACTTGTTGCTTTGGCGCAAATGTGGCTTCAATGGCATCTTCCAATGCCTGTCCTTTTTGTCTAGCCTTTATTACCGCAGCAATGCTTCTAACTATATCTGTTGGGTCCTGTCCCTGTGCGACCATCTGAGGTATTGCCTGTGCTGTTGATGCTAGAGAAGCAAGAAGTCCAGAACGAAGTTCTTCAATCTCTATCTTCTCAAGTTCTTGAGTTACGTTAACTGTAAATGGAAGTTCACGCATTGCCATATCCTTGGAAATAAGTTTGCCGCCAAGTGCTTGTAGCATGAAGATAAGTCCTTGGGCTGGGTTAAGACCAGCAAGCATTCCATAACGGACATCTGCTGAGTAATCTTGTTTAATATCTTTGTTAGGCTTGTATACTACTTCGTAAGGAGAGCCTGAGTCTACGCCACGAATTGTTTTTTCTGCTGGGAATATAGTTTCATCAACTTCAAAACATAGTTTGATTACATCACGAAGTGCTGCAGCAAAGATTGCTTGAGCAGATTTGACTTGAGTATCAAATGCACCCATAAGTGCTTGAACGCCTTGACCAGTTACAACTGATGCGCTGATGTTTCCTGTGCGAGACTCTGGATAGCGAGATCCAACTCGAAGTTCTTGATTTAATAGTGTTTGCTCGGTGAATGCGCCTTGAGGTAGAGTTAGTTCTACACGACGGACACCTGCTGGGTTGGCTGTGCGGATAACTGAGTCGCCGCCAAGTTGTAGTTCTTGAACATCGTTAGGTAGAACGATTGGAGCCTGAACTGATTTCTCAGCGGCTTCCATAGCAAGAAGTGCAAAACGGTTGCGAAGCAGTTGAATGCCAAGAACATCATCAAACTGTCCACGTAGTTCACCATCGATAGATGGCTTACGTGCTACAATTACCATCATTTTGCCTAGAGGATTCTTGGCCCTAGAAAGGACTAGATTTTCTTTAGCAGGAAGATAGATGATTGATTGTTCATCGTCATAGTAACGAATCATTTCAATTTGGCTATTTAGGTTTTGTCCATAACCTTCTTTGCCAAGGAGTTGCGTGTCAAACTCTGGGAACTGGCTAACCAATTCACCAAGAGTAAGCATGTAGCGTTTAGCGAAGGCAACACATCGTCCATAGCGATCAAATTCTGGGTAAGCCCCAATTGGATTTTCTATGCGAATGCGTGGCAACTTTGCTTCTTCGTCGAGTTCAATTATGAACGGGACAAAACCATAAGTGATATACCAGTCAGCACCAGAATACATCTGGACTGCTAGGTCTGAGTGTTGGAAATAGTTAGATGCGATACGAGTGCGCTTGTCAGCAAACTGACGGGCACGATCTGATACCTGGTTGGCTGCAGAGCAGTTTACTGCTGGTAGCGGAGCCATTACTTCTGAAAGGTCGCGGGCTACAATATCGATAAAGTTGGCTACTACGTTGGCATCTACGCCATCTGGAAAGAAGTCAGGGTATACCTCAGCGATGTGTCCCTTGCGAACAGCAAGAACGTCAAGGTTGCGAGTGTCTCTCTCGCTATTGCGGTAACGTAGAGCCTGGACTCTTGCTGCTACCTGCTCCATTGATAATGCCATTGTTGTCCTATCGATTGAAGAAAAAAATTATTTTGAGTTTTTGCGTATAGCAGTAATTGCTTTGTCCATTGCTGGTGCCAATTTTTCTTTGATGGCTTTATTTTTAGCAATTCTAGCAGCCTTTTCAAGTGCTGCTTTATTTTCAGAAACGGCAAGTCTTGCCCTAGATTCTGGAGAACCTAATTTCATTGGTTTATTAATTGGATTTACATTTTTTCCAGCAGAACCTGAGATGCCACCACTTGCACGGCTTCCACCAGTTGATGAACCAGCAGTTCCATCTCTACCTAATTTTGACATATTCGTTTCCTTATCCGTAAGTTTCTTGCCATTGATCTGCGAATGCTTCATCTAGGTTGAGAGAGCCACGTGATGCCCTCTGCGCCCTTGTTGCCCAGCGGTTGTTCTGGTATTGACCTATTGCGCTTGTGCGCTGCATAAGTTCACGACATCGGATTATCGCAAACCATAAAGCCATAACACAGTCTGTTGGGTTCTTGGTATCAGGCTTCCAAGTGATTAGTTGTTGAACTAAAGACTTGAGACCTTCTGAGCCTTCGTTAGAAGGCATTTCTATAATGTTGTTATCTTGGAAACGGGTATCGTTCATACTTCCAAAAAGGCTAGCCATAGAGGCCACACCAAAGCCAACATCCCACTTGTTCTTGCCTGTGAAGTGTGAGTTTAGTTGGCAACCATAGGATGCTAGGAACTGACGTAGGTCTTCGTCCTTGGCATAATACTTCTGGTGTGCGTTGATCTCAACTCTAAACTCTTGTGGCTTGTATCGCTCTACCCACTCACGGATAAGAGCATCTTCCTTTTGTGGGGAAGGGTCAACCATATTGATGCAATCTAAAACGTATATACGACCATCGGCACGATTGTAAGATACTGCTACGAAAGCAGACCTACCAGTTACAGCAGGGTCGAAACCTATAATGGTATAAAGTGAATCTGTATTCTTGGGATGCCCTGGCACTCCACCCTTAAGTGGTCCACGCTTTCTCATACCATTGACAGATCCTGCTATACAGGAGGGGGCAAAGATAGAGTCTGACTGGACATCTTCTTGCTGGTAGACCATAGCCCATACAGATGGGGCTACTTCTGAGCGACGCTTGAAAAGAGAAGGCCCGTCCCATTTAGGATAAAGACCATCTGCGAATTGCTCGTCGATGTCGTTTTCCTGAATATTAGTCTTAGGCCAGAGCGTGATCCAATTATCTGGCTTCTCATCAAATTCTAGAACTGCTGGCATAGCGCAATATGTGAACGGGGTCTTGCCACCTGTCCATTGGTCGCCATCTCTAATCATCTTGTAGAGGTCAATAGGCGCGACACGGGTTCCTACTATAAGCAGTTTTCCGTGCCGCCCTAGTCGTGTGATAACTTCCTTTTGAAGCCATTCAATTTGCTTCTCCCACTCATGGGCGTTTGAGTTCATCACAACGTCGTCTAGGATGATCAGGTCGGCGCGAGCACCGTAAATCTGTGAGCCGAAACCAAGGGCTTGGACGGTTGGGTCCTTCTCGCCTGAGTCTCGACCTGTGCCTAGATAAATCATGTCAGCAGACCATTGGGTTGCATCTGCCTTGTAACCACCATTTGGACCAAACGCAGTTTGGAGTTTCATGTAGGCTGGGTGGCTTAATCTTGTTTTGATTGCTCCAAGAAATTTGCGTGCCATACCTTGAGTCTTCGATACAATAATGACGCGAGCGTTAGGATTAGTAACGATAGTATAGAGCGTATAGTTCGTCGTGATGGTCGTGGACTTGGCGTGCTCGGGAGGAACGTTGATAAGGACACGTTTTGGATCTCCTGGTTCGTAAGTCATGCCTGCTGGTTGCCATCTTGGCTCACGGCTTTCAATAAGGTCAAGCCAGTTAAGTTGATGGTCAAATAGGGTGGTGTCTAGAAATTGCTGAGAAAAGTCTGGGTAGGTGATATCTTTGAGTTCTGCCAGGTCGGCCTTGATGCCTTTGCCTGCAAGACGGGCTTTTTCGGATTTTTCCTTGAAGGATTCATCTGCCATGACCCATTGACGAAAGGCTGTATCTTGTCGCCCTACGGCTGCCATAGCAGCGGTTATGGTTGCTCCCTGTTCTAGCAAGGATAGGACCTTGGCTTGGGCATCTGCCTTAGAAACCGATTGGATCCCTGGTTTTCTTCCCATTGGTGTCCCTACTTGAAACGGTGATTTAACGGTGGGGTAAAACGGTAGTATTCACCCACTATTATTATAATAATTTATAATATTATCTATAGGAGCCGCGCAGCCTAAGCGGAGCGGGCTCCGTATATGTATTTCTATACATATAAGATAACCTGTTCAAACACCTATAACCGAACTTCGTTCGGGTAAAATCTTTTAGATTGAGCGTAAAATAGTTATATATAGCCCACCAATTATACAAATATAACAGAAAATTATAGTGGGACTCTATAAAGCCCACTCGCGCCCACTTTTAATATGTCGCGGTCAAATGGATTGACCCAATTAAATATAAACAAGGCGTTCAATTATCGGGCGGGATGTATTTATTTATGGGTTGTCTAACTGCCCTGCCTATATTTCACGGGGGATAATTAAATATAAATTCCCCTGCCCTAATTAAATAAATATCTCCCGATGGTCTAGTTAATGGAGAGATAACTAGCGCGATGAATTCCTTAATGAATCAAGGCATGGCGCGATAGGGCAAGAGATAAGACTAAGAGATAGACCGCGAGAGATAGCGGGCAGACCCGCGAGAGATGGCACAAGATAGGCGGCTAGTGTCGGGCTAGCCCGACAAGAGAGAGGAGAGGTGAGAGATAAGCCTGGGCGCAAGGCTAGGCGTAGGGCTAGGGAATAGGGGAAAACTAAGTTAGATCCAAGTAGGCACACTAAACCGCGTCTCTCACGCAACATAAGCGCGACACCTACGCTTTCCACCAGTTATGGGGAATCCTTGCCTCATGCTACGATAAGACCCTAGGCAAAACCGCCTAGACCTATCAAGGAGAAAAAAAATGCCCGTTAAGAACACCAAAAAAACAGTAGTGATAACCGCGCCAAAAATTACCAATGCTTGGTTAGCACTATGCGATACAACTGCAAAGAGTGACTTGGTAAATATCGGTAAAATCGAAATCCTTGCAAATGAAATCGCGGCATCTCAACTTTCAATTAGAGATGTTATGAAAGTGATTAAAGAATCACCTGCCAAATCTTCAATCGTGAAAGTTAGTCATATTGAGGGTTTAACAACATGGTTGCATTTGCGTAAAGATAAGCAATTTCAATCACTAGACCTCGACAAGCAACTATCTGCTGCCGTATCTGCTTACAAGTTGCTAGGCGTGAAAACCGCGCAAGGTTTAAAGGGTTTTGAGGCTGTCGCTAAGGCTACTAAGCAAGCACGCGCCACCAAGAATTCTAAGGGTAAAACACCTACTAAGGCTAAGGTTGAGGCAACTGTTGACCAAACTGTCGGCGCTATGATTGCCTACATTATCGGGCTTGATTTCAGCAAGTTAGCCATATCAGAGATTGACGCACTAGCAGAATTGAATTTCACGCTAGAGGCTAAGATTGAAGCCAGCAATGAGGCTTGGGCATCTATAACTATGGATAACTAAGCAACAAGAAAGGTAGCCCCCGCGAAAGCGGGGGTTATTTTTTTGCCCTTTTATTCTAGGGTGTCGGGTTAGCCCGACAAGCAGACCCGCCTAGAAATTCCAGCCCAAAATTTCAAAATTAAAAAATTTTGTCCAACACAAACTTCGCACCGCACACCGCACCGCACACCGCACCTTTTCCGCTGGCCATATACCGCGTTTCGCACCTCGCATGGCCAATATTTCCGACACGCGGAGGCGTTTCTCGATTTGGCCGAATCCTTTCCGTAGGGTAGAATAAGACCTATCAAGGCAAGTTATGCTTACTTTGATAAACCAACCTAGTGTCGGGCTAGCCCGACAGAGAGCGAGTCAAGATGTTTAACCAACAGATACTCGAACAGATGATTGAGTCCAATCAAGTCCGAGAGAATAACCGCCAAGAAGCGGAACGCAAGGAAGCCATCCGCAAGGCTGGTATCGAAGCAATCGAGAGAGTTAGGAACTCAGCGTGAAGAACCCAACGATTGACCTATATTTAATGCACCCAGCAAGTATTTTGATCAACAATTATTATCAAGCGAAGGCATCAGATGATAATGATGAATACGCCGACTATCAAGATAACCTTTGCTGCTGCGGCATAGACTTTGAATGTTTTAATTGTCGCAACGCCGATATGCCACAAGGGGGTGAATAGATATGGATGAATTCTTAGATGACTTTCCCGACTTCTTGTCTGATGAGGAAATCATGGAAATACTAGCCGCTGAAGCAGAGTTGGGAATTGACCTGACTGACCTCGAAGATGAGTATGAAGATGACTTTTTCGATGAAGATGCTGGAGATGTAGAGGAAGATACCTACTAACAGCAGGTAGCCTATACTGGTGAGTGGTTCGCAGGTTCGATTCCTGCGGTAGGCACGAGTGTATCGGTATGTTTGCTCAATCAGCAGGGAAACCTGAAATGATGTCAAACGCGGTCTACGCTTGCCATACCATAGCGGATGCCGATACACTCACTACATAGCAAATTGCTATGGTGTCGGGTTAGCCCGACAGATTAGAAAGGAAAGTTATGAGTCCTGAACTGTATATCGCTGGTGCATTAGTTGTACTAGCAATAGTTGCGATTATCGTTGGTGGTGGTAAGGAATGATAACCTTATCTGCTGCCGACCTATTCGCAGTAACGCTAGCACTATTCTCCAGTTTAACAATTTTGATCGTGGCGTTTCGCCGCATCGCTGTTCTTGAGGCGCAAGTGCTAAGGCATCGTCGAGAATTTTTCTCGACACAAACTTTTTCGGCGGGTGGTCGTCAATAATGAGCCGTCGAGAAGTAGACTTTGCCAGCGAGATAATCCTATCTCTCCACCGAGATGAAATGGAGATGCTCCGAACGGCTCTCAAGCAATACCGCCTACAATGTGAGCGCAACGGCTTCACCGTTCTTGCGGTCAATTCTGAAATGTTGAGCGACAAACTCAACAACATTATCCTAGATTCAATCCGTATCGGGTTTGACAAAAAGCATTCCCTAGTTTAGACTAGAGTCTGCAACCAAGTAGTAACACCTAGCGTCGGGCTAGCCCGACAGAATAGAAAGGAAAGGTTATGGAAGATATCGACGATAACGAATTGTTAACTTGCAATAATTGTAACTCCGAAGTTAATGCAGATGATTCCGTTATCAGTAGTTCACATGAACGACTATGCTCTGATTGTTGCTATATCTGCGAACATTGCGACAGTATCCGAAATCGAGATGACGGATACAATTCAGTAGATGATGCCATATGGTGCGAAGGTTGCACTGATGATGATGCTACTTGGTGTAATTACAATCGACACCAAGAATGGACTCAAGATTCATCCTATTGGATATCAGACATCGGCGAATCTTGGTGTTCAGGATGTGCCGATAGTCGAGCAAACTGGTGTGAGAGTTGCGAAGAATACTCTGCAGAAGGTTGCGATAGTTGCGAGGGTGGGGATTTCGTGAATGGTATCAAGGTTGTTCACGATTACACATATCGCCCTGATGCTATCTTCCACACCACCGATAACAACACACGCCTATTCTTTGGCATGGAGATTGAGGTAGAATCGCCTAATGGATGGGAAATCCGCAACGAATCTGCCCGTTATCTCTACGACAAGTTAGAGGCTGGCGCTTCACTCGCATATCTCAAGAATGACGGCTCACTTAATTGTGGCTACGAGATAGTTACGCATCCCATGACCTATGACTTCTTTACCAACGAAGCCACAGAATTTTGGGAATCACTAGACCATATTCGTGATGTATACAATATGAAATCGTGGGCTACTAAAACCTGCGGATTACATATTCATATCTCACGGACAGGATTCACTAATCCACCACACCTACATAGATTCCTCAATCTTGTGTATTCCAACCCTGACTTCTATCAAGCAATGGCTGGGCGTAGTGCTAGTTCATGGGCTAAGTTTGATGATGTCATGTCCTACAATACAGAAACTAGAGTAGTTGGTCGGTCATACAAGAATAAGGTAGCCGACCCATCTAGAACTTCTACCGACCGATACTCAGCCGTCAATACCAATAACTACGCTACTATTGAGATGCGAATCTTCAAGGGTAGTATCAACAAGACCAATGTCCGCGGTGCTCTAGGCTTGGCTCACGCCAGCGTCGAATACACTCGAACCATGTCTATTCAAGAAGTCAAAGATGGCGCTCTCTGTGCATCTAATCTAATCAAGTATATCGAATCTAAACCTGAACTATATGCTGATACTATAATCCGTATTGGCAAGGCAAGAATGACCGCAGTATTCAACTAACCCGTCGGGCTAGCCCGACAGATACGGAGTAAAACTTATGTGCTTATTAGTAGTTAGTTCGCCTAACTCAACGCCTAGCAAGAAGGACTTAGAATGTGCTTCTTGTAATAATCCTCATGGATTCGGCTATGCAGTAATTGGCGACAATGAAATCATACGAGGTCGTGGTATGAGTGCTAAGAAGGTTGTCAAAGAATTCTTAGCAGTTCGTAAACAATACCCAAATAGTTATGCTATGTTCCACGCTAGACTTGCTACGCATGGAGTAAAGAACGAAGATAATTGTCATCCATTCATAGTGGGTGGCGATAGTGATACATATCTAGCCCACAATGGTATACTAGATGTTCAGATAGATGCGACGGATAAGCGTAGTGATACGCGTGTATTTGCAGAGGATGTGCTACCTGCTATGGGTGGTGTTACCTCTCTAGATGATGACAATGTATGGAAGATAATCAGCAGATGGGCTATGGGTAGCAAGATTGCTATCCTCACACTCAACCCCAATGCCAATGATACATGCTACATTATCAACGAAGATGCTGGTCATTGGGATAACGAAGGCAACTGGTGGAGTAATATGACCTACAAGGTTACGAATTACTGGGCGCTGCCGACACAAACTTCCACAGACAGGATCTTTTCCTACGATGGCATTGCGCTCAATCCAGACGAATACACCTGCGTGAATTGTGATACAGTCCCGTATGAGGATGCCAATCCATACTACTGTGAGTCATGCTTCACCTGCTATGACTGCTCGGGGCTGTATGACAATACATGCCTATGCTGGTCTCCTGAGACCGATAGATATCAATCAAATGCACGTAAGGGAAGGGCTTGGTATGCTGACACATTCTTCGATGCTGAAAAGCACTGACAACGAAATACTGAAAGATGCTCGCTGGGATGAGCAAGGATTCTATGTAAGTTGGGAATCTATCATTCCATTGCGTGAGCATCTTGTTAATACTATCTACGCCTTGCAATCGGGCAAGGATACTGATATACTAATCGCACAGACACGACAACTACTTAAGGAGATAGGAGTAAACCTTGCCCCATAAAATCGCACAAGAGATAACTGGAGAAGAGTTACTAAATAAATATATGATTCAATCCTCGGGTCCAAAAGTTACTTCTTGGGTCAAGGACGTAATACTTAATACTGGCGGAAATACTGGTGAATATACTGGTCGTTTACGCTGGAATGAAAATGACGGATATGAAATGTTTTGGGATGATAAGACACCACCTGAAGCAGACCGACCTGAGTTCGAGTATATACTGGACTCCCTTACTAGACAGGATTACTACTAATGAGTGAACCGCAATGGTTGGACGGTGATGACCATGCACTAGGTATAGACCCTAGATGTAACGAATGCGATGAACGCCATGAAGAGGGTAACTGTGGCGTAGATAGCCCTGACCCTGATGTAGCCTACGATGAGATGCATGAATCATGGTGACATCAGAGCCTCTACAAGGGGCTTGTAAGGACTATGAGAACCCTGACCTATGGTTTCCTGACATAGGTCGTGGGTTTGGTTATCAGGAACGCTTAGAGCAGACGGCTAAAGAATGTAATGTGGCTATGGCTATATGTAAATACTGTCCCGTAAAAACTAAATGCCTTGAAGAAGGTATGAAGTTTGAGAATATAAGTTATGGCATATGGGGTGGTCTAATGGCTGGCGAAAGATTGATCGCTGCTGGAGAACTACCTGATAGCCACCACATTGCTACTCCACAAGGGCTAGCACTTAATATGCTAAACAGGTTAAGACCTTATTTAAGGAGGTAATATGAAACGATTAGCATTGTTCATCATAGCGGTGTTCATACTAACATATTTCATACCGATTAAATCAGCAGATAGTCCACCAATAAAGCGTGAATGGACTAAGACAGATAGCAAGGCATACGCAAGAGATAGACTATCCGCTTGGGAGACTAAACAATGGAGATGTCTCGACAAATTATGGACAAAGGAGAGCCAATGGAATAGCAAAGCATACAATTCTGTAAAAGTAATGGGACGCAACGCTGGCGGTATTCCGCAAATACTTGGGATGTCTCCCAATCTACGGGCGACAGACCAAATAGATAGAGGTCTCGACTATATCGTATATCGCTATGCAACTCCGTGCCGTGCTCTGCAATTTCACGAAAGGAATTGGTGGTATTAAATGTTCGCCGACACAAACTTTACTGTCGGGCTAGCCCGACGGATAGGCTATTCATATGCCTAACTACGAATATAAATGCGCCATGTGTGGCATATCAGAAGAGCACCAACGCAGTATAGATGACAGGGATAACTTGCCAACTTGCTCAGAATGCTGTATACTAATGAATAGAATATGGCAAGCGAATCCTGTTCACTTCAAAGGTTCGGGGTTCTACTCAACGGGAGGCTAATGGCTAAATACACAGAAGAAGAAATGCAGGTTTTGCGCGATAGGTTAATGGAGTATCTAACTGACGCTAACGCGGAGATGTATAACTGGGATGATAAATTCAAGACCTACATGGAAGGGGTTGCAGAGAATGATTACATAGAATACTTAGCAGAGACTTGGGTAGACCCAGCGGAGAGGGAGTATCCTGACTAAATCTCTAATCTACATTTTCTGTCGCATCTTGGTCGCTCTCGCTCCCGTCCTTATCCCATTGTTCGTCATTCTCTTCGTCCTCGGAATGTTCTATCTCATCTGGGGAATCGGATACTGGCTCGGGACTATCTCGGTCTAGGTAAGGACGATAGCCACCAATGCGAGTGATCAATTTCTTAATAGCACGGTTATGACGCATACGCACAGCATCTTCTGAGGTGATATCCATCTCAGTAGCAATAGCACCAAAGTCCATTGACTCTGCATATCTATAAAAGAGAACGCGCCTATCATCAACGTTCAACTTATGGTATGCGGAGTCAATCTCTGTCATCATCGCCATCATATTGCCACCTTCTGCTGGTGCTGGTGGCTTACCTGTTTTACCTAAATTCAATACTGGCATTACAGTAATCTCGCCACGCAATACGGATGGAAGCAACGCTTCGACAACATCAGGGTCGTAGTAAAATAAATCAGATATCTCATAGCCAATAGACTTAGCCCTCCAATACTGACAATAATCCAACGCTCTATTTCTAAGTGAACGATAGATCAAATTCTTTGAATCCTTTTCGCCTAGCGTTTCCCACTCGGTTAAGTTGCGTGGATGCTCAGCAAACCACTCATAGAGTGCTTGTCTAATATCATCCACCTCAACCATGTCATATCTTTTATGATACTCATGTGCTACATTTATAACAATGTAGTTCCAGGGTTCAATTCTATCCCAACCAATTACCATTTCCAGGTTTTACCTTCTACCGTGAATGAGTTGTTTACGATTGGTACGAGTTGTGGTACAACTGTCTTGCCATCTACGTGTAGGATACCGAAGCCCTGTTGCCAAGTGAATAGACCAGCCTTGATATACTTAGCATTGCGATAGTCCATGAGGTTGCCTAGTTCCATACCCCATATCGTTTTAGGCTTACCGCCACGATATGATTGCGTATGATGTGTCAATCCCATGCGGTGTGTATGTCCACATGCTACTGACATGCCTGAACGCTTCGCTAAGCCTAGTGCGGTAGCACCTGCTGTTGGTTGCACATTGCCTTCATCGCCATGCATTAGAAGCCAACCTGGAGCCAGTTCATATGGGTCTGCGTGATATTTAATCTCTAGTTCATCGAGGCCTAAAAAGTTTTCTAACCGAAGTTCAGGTAGCCCCAGTAATCCTGGCGCTCTCATTGCAACTGTATTAAATAAACGATCTGTATGATTGCTACGCACCATATGCTCGATGGTTAAATCATATAGAACTTGACGAGTCATATCCCTATCGCGTCCAATAGAACGCTCATACTCTAATTCGGTTCCCTTACTCCACTTCGAGATTGTTTGCATATCCATTTCATCTCCGCAGGATGCTACGGTATCAGGTTGGTATGCCTTAATGAACTTTGCCACAGCCTTCGTTGCTTCGACATCGTGATAAGGAACCTGAAGGTCTGAAATGATAACAATCTTTTTCATTATTTCGCTCGTCTCTTATTCTCTTTACCAACGTTCTTTTTATGCGATAATGCACTTAGGTTAGACATCTTATCATTAGTGCCAGCGCGACCCTTATTATCCTTGTGGTCTACATCTACTTTCTTGGACAACTTCTTTCCTGTTGCCTTCTCATAGATTGCGCGAGCAGCGTTGGTAGATGTGGTTACTATCTTACCACCAACCTTTTTCTTGATAACCATAATTGGTCTACCACCATTAGCCTTGCTTCCTTTATACGGACCATATACTTTAGCCATTGTTGTTTTCCATTTCTGTTAGTATAATAGAATCAAATCGACGTTCTAGTTCTTCTGGCGTAAATAAATCTTCTTCTTGTGCAAGAATCCAAGATGTATACCCGTCTAATCGCACGTGAATATCATAAGCAGCCTTTGCTATCCATATGAATGGAAGCGATAAATAATATTTCATTTTTCCCACTTTCCTCTTAAGACTAGCAATCCTATGATTGCATAGTTAGCCATATCCTTAAATGAATCTTCTAAACTTTCGTGCTCTGGATTTTTATTGGTATCAACCAAGTTATTTATGCGAGCCAACTTGTCGTGCATTCTTACTCGGAGGCCGTTAAGTGCACCCCCAGGTGCGTTTGAGATGTTGCTTGAGCCATAGTCTTTATGCTTGGATAGAAGCAAATCTTCCAACTCAGTATAAATTAAAGTTACATCACTTACGAATCTGCTTTCAGCACTTGCTTTTCTCGCAGCAGCATAGGCTTCATCCTCTACTGGCTTCGGCTTAGCAATGGAATCTTCAAGGTTATAATTAGTGTATTCTCTTCCACCTGGTATTGGCTTATGTTTAATCCCTGGTTCCTTATATGTTCTATAATCTGCCATATTTCCTCATTCTCCATCTTCTTCATCGGGTGTCGCTTCTTCTAGTAATTGAATCAGTTCATCATCTATTGTATTCATAGTCTCTTTGATAATCATATCTTCTATGATTGATTTCATCTCACCTGGATTAGTTTCCGCTGCGTATAGCGTAGCGTATGTCGACTGAGTTATTGACTTAATATCTTTTGGACTATCAGCATAACTAAATAGACATCTAAGTAGTGAACCAACCATTAAAGTATATCCATTAGGCAAGATTAACTTTGGATCAAATTCTTTGTCGTTATCTTCTAGTAAATGGTCTGTCGCTTCAAATACATTATCGAAGTGCTCGCCACACACAGGGCATGGAGGTATCTTATTCATTGAGTCCTACTTTTTCTCTGATATAATCGGAACCGTATTTGACATATGCACTGTTGACATCTTCTCCGTCTGGCATTTGCACGACTGTGACTGGGAGTTCTCTTGCGAGGCCAGTTGCAAACTCTTTTCCAGGTTGGTCGCCATCTGCAAAGACAAAGATTCTCTCGAAATCCGCAAGTAATCTAGTATAATGCTTCTTCCAACTATTAGCACCAGGAACTCCGATACAAGGAATCCCAACGCACCCACTAAGAGTGATAGTGTCCAATTCACCTTCGCATACTCCAATCCAATCGCCTGCTCTATCAATATCTAACACGTTATACATCTTGGTTTCCGCACCAGTCATGCCCATATACTTAGGTTCTACGGCAGGATTCAAACTGCGGAATCTTAAATCAACTACACCAGTTTTGGTGATGTAGGGTATTGCTAATCTTCCTTGAAACGCTTCATGTCCTACCTCAGGCTCCGCGACTACGCCTAATCGTGCCATCCGTGCCACTTCCTTGGTTATTCCCCGACTTATTAGGTAATCTTCGGCCAGATGAATATTTGCTGCGTATTTGGTTGTGGCTTTCGCCAGTAATTCTTTCTGCGATAGACTTTGCTTCACGTATGTCACACCTTTCCTGCTTCGCAATTATCTGTAAACTGTTGCCTTGCATACCACACGCAAAACAATTAAATATATTTTCCCTGCTATTAAAACTTGCCGAACTATGAGTGTCATCGTGGAACGGACACTTTATATTTACTTGCCCTGTTGTTCTTCGGACTACTGCTCCGTAGTGCTCAAGAACTGAAACTATATCTGGAAGATCATCCGTCATCGGCATCCACATCCTCAAAGAAACATCCACAACCGCCAATATCTAATTCATCTATCTCTTCTATTTCATCTTCTACTCTTTTGCGAAACTGTGCTAACGTTAAAGGTCTACGAGGACCGCCACCGCTTCTATCGTTTAGGATAGATACATCTTTCCCAATGTGTTGGCGAACTTCTTCTTCCTTCTGCTCCCACATAGCATACCGCTCAGGCATTATTTGCAACAACTTTTTGAATTGTCCATGACCTGCTCTTACACATCCACCACCACAGTTATTATGGGGAAATCCTAGAGTATACAGTTTAGGTATGGGCAGACCATCCTTCTCTGCTAGCCTTATCAATTCATCTTTATCAATGTAAGGTGGGTCAGTAAGTGGAGCCTTTACTTTGTATGGGGCATAATTCTTTTCGATTGCTGGTAGGCGATGAACCTCAGTCCAATCAATACCAACGTAGATTATAGTGTTCTCTGGGTCGCAGTTGTTAGTTACCCATTCCCAAGCAGGCTTTTGCTTAAGTTCATGAGAGCACTTAGCAACCCTACTATTACCTAAGAAATTAGAATCCTTGAATACTTCCCAAATATCTCTACCTTCGTTTAGATAGATATAAGTTCCACCAATATTTTTTACAACAGCATCTATAAATTTATAGGTATCTTCATCCTCGCCAATATGAGGTGACTCGCTATTGCCTTTTACATCTGAGAATACAAGGAATAGATTATCTGTCCCATACGCGGTTGCTATGATCTTTGCTGTGGCCCAGGAAGCAATACCTCCAGAAAACATAACTACGTGTTTAGTTTCCAAAGACATCCCCCAACCTAAATACTAGATACGCATCATCAATTGATTTACCTCTTGCTTTAATAACTACTGCTGGAAGAACTTTTCCGCGCTCAATCTGTCTTGCTTCCGCATAATGCGTCGCTTCCGTTTGAGCCTCTTTCGTCCAACCGCTGAGGTCAATAGCGTTGCCCGCCCCTGGGGCTTTGCACTCGATAACTCCAATGTTTCCGAGAAAATCCGCCCGAACTGCAACATCTCCCTCATCTTTAGCACCAGCGCGAGCAAGACGCTCAGCGTCATACCCCCTGCTACGAAACCAATCACGAATGTCTGTTTCAAAAGTTGCTCCCCTCGCCTTGTGCGATTTCCTAGTTGTCATAGTGGTAGTAAGTGCATAGGTTGTAAATGAGATACAGGGACATACCAAGACTTGTCATTGTATCTAAACGCTTCCTTCTTGCATTGGCTACCATAAGCCCAACCTAGAGCCCTGTAAGGGACTCCTAGCCAGTCAGGCGCTACGCGTCTGGTCTTGTGGCGCATACCATCAGCCATTAGAATGTATACAAGAGTGTCATCATCACGATTCGTGTATCTTAACTTAGGTTGCTCGTTAAATGAATAACGAACTTCCCCAAGTCCAGGAATATCTAACTCATTCTTCCACTTGTTGAAGTGAGGAACAAAGTCAGTCTTACCAACCATGCGAGCAAATGCTAGTTCACTACCAGCGGCAACAGCATGTTGCCATAGTTCCCAAAGATCGCCCTCTGAGTAATTAATATTCTTTGTGGGGTCTCCGAAGTAAGGCTTCTGACGTTGGTATCCTACCTCAACGGCGGTTGCTTCTTCTTGTGGAGTAAGCGCGTATGATGTTATCATTATGAGTTCTCTGGAATATCTTCTACATACATATACTCAGGATTGAATGCTAACCAAGTCATAAGAGTCCCTCCCGCATCGGCTCTGCCATAGCGATTCTTGACTGATGCGACACCCATTGAAGTTCCAACTGTTCCGAGTGTGCAGATAAGAGCAGGGAGTTGAGAGACCTTACCTTGGATAGCCGACCTAGGCTGGCAGGGAGTGCCTGGAACAGCCTCAGAAGTATGGTGTAATACAACAATCGCAGCGTTAGTAGCACGGGCAAGATATTTCAACTCCTTCATTATGGCTCGCATTGATGCGAACTCTTCACCACCATCGGTGGCTACATCCATTAGGTTATCAATAACAATCATAGATGGGGGGCAACCCCATTGTTCTTCAAATGCTTGAACTTCTTCTGAAATATCTTCTAGTGTGGGTGATGACTCAAACGACCACACGATATGACTACCCTTTTGTAGAACAGCCTTAGTCCAACCTATATCAGTATTAAGTTTTTGTTCTACATCACTCTGACTCTTACCTGAAATCATTGACGCTAGTCGCATAGCCATAGTGTGTGCGTTAGTATCTGCTGATATGTAAAGAGTTGGGACATTGGTCTTTAGTGCTAACGCAAGGGCAAGTGTTGATTTACCTGCCCCTGGTGCACCTGCGAACATGGATACTTCTGAACGACGGATTACGATCTTGCTATTCTCAAATGCCCGAAAACAACTAGGAAGGGGCTCCCCGCCTATACTCGCCTTGCCTACTGAACGAACTAATGTGCGCATTACCCCTCCTTAATTATTAAAACGGATAGATTATTTCTTGCTGTGTTAGTTCACTGGCTTGCATTGGTCCGCGCCCTGCGGTTGTGGACAGACCCACATCGCGTAAGGGTTGCCCGTCTTCGCCGAGATTCCCGACTTGTACTTGCGGTTTCCGTGCATACACGTTGGTCCTGCTCCCACCGCCTGTGGTGGCATTGAGGTAACGGGTGCTACCGCTGCCTGGGGTGGAGCGGAGTTCGTTGACTGCTCTGTGCCTACCGTTGTAGGCGACGTTACCAAAGGGGCTGCTGCAAACGCTGCCTTAATCAGTAACTGAACTGCTGCAATCTGAGTAGAGTAGTCTCCTGTGCCTTCAAGCAATATGGATAGTTCATCCGCACTTTGTGCTCTTACGTTAATCATTGGACCATTTGGTATCGTGTAAGATACCTGTAACTTCCAGTCTTCATTAGCCATTTACTTCTCCTTCTTAGCGCTGAATTGACAGTACTGAGTGAGTCCACACATGTACTGGCAAGAGTTTGTGTTGGGCAAGAATATACCTGCCTTTCGTGCATTGTCAAACTTACTAACTAAATATTCCATCTTGTCATAGGTATACTCAGATAGGTCAATCATATCTACGGTATTGCTACCGCGAGACATGTAGTAATTACCCCACTTAACTTCCATACCGTAGGCTTGTTCAAGCCCAAGTTTATAGAAGCCAAGTTGTAGGCTGCTTGCTGGTGTGTCTTTCGAGGTTTTGAGGTCGACAATGACAAGTTGCCCATTGACCTCAAACACTCTATCAAGAATCATTTTAATCGGAACGCCAGCGACTACTGGGTCAAGTGCTAGTTCAATTGCAGGCTCTCCATCAGGAGTCACCCATATCTTCCAATTGGGATTAGCGTTACGCCAAGCGATATAGTTCTGAACCCAAGTTGGTCCAGTATTTTGCCAAAAGTTTACATCTTCCTTATTGGGGTTGACTTTACTAGCACGACCACCAACTCTTGCATTGGTTAGGTCTGTATCACCCTTACACTCAGACCATGCTTGGTCCCATAGTTGTCTTACTGGGTCTTGCATCATAGGGTTGTCCTATCGTAGTTCTCGCAGGCAAGGTGAAAAGCAGAGCCACCGACTGACCAAACCGATGGCTCTTCTTTCTTGTTGAGTAGCCGCCCTAAATAGTATTGGTAGCCACAGGCTACATAGGTAGTGAACGCTGAGTAGGAGATGTGCTCAGGTAAGGTATATTCTTCTAGTTCAATTGACATAGGAAAATAATAACACACTGTTGACGAAAGTCAACTTAATGGTTGGTGTGTATAAGTTGACAATAGCCGAAGGCTATGTGTATAATTTATCTATAAGATAATATATACGATAAAGGCTTTCAGCCTTTTGAGTATATAATAGATTATATAATATATTATAATATCTAAGGAGTAATATGTCAACTTCTACCTTCTGGGCCGTGTTCTTTGGCTCATCACTTGGAGCCCTAACAGTTCACCTAGTAGTGTCAGTAATCGATGAATATAGAGCAAGGCAAAGCCATAAGCGTCTTCATTCGGTCTTAGACCAATTGGAAGAAATCGATCTTGAGGATTGGGACGAATAACCTCAAGAATGACAAAAGACCCCCTCGCCCTGGTGTAGTTACCGAGGTAAGGGGGTTTCGTCGTTCTAAGGGGCCTCTGAGGGCGTTTAAAGGCTATTCTTTTGCTACTAGTCCAAAGTCTTTTGCAGACTTATCTAAGTATTTGAGCACAGGGCCAGCAACGGCAGCAAGAGCAGCCATTCCAAGCGCCTTTGGGTCTGCATTGCCAGTTAGATATACTGCCAGGGCTGCTGCAAAAGCAGCACGTAGGTATGATAGAACTATTGCTTTAACTTTATCTTTGTTCATTACTTGCTCCATTTCGGTCTGCCGTATCCTACGATAAAGACTGTAAGATTACGTTTGTTTTTTTCTTTGTATGCACGGATGCGTTGAGCAACTTCTCCACCATTGGCTTGTGAGCCAGCAGGTTTCTTCTCTGGGGAGGTGTTACCCTCAATAGTAGTAACTGTCCCATCGCCATTATCTTTTAGGATGATACCAACGTGATCTACCTTCTCGCCGCCAGGGAAGTCGAAGAAAACTATGTCGCCAGGTTGTGGCTTTTCTGTTGCTGCATTAAACCAAGTGCCGAGGCCTTGAAATCCTGTTTTGCCAGCGGGGGTATAGACACAGTTAGGAATCTTTATCTTGGCCTGGGTGGCACACCAGTTGACGAAGTAACCACACCAAGGTTGTCCATTATCCTTGTTGTATTTAACTTTGTTGCCTTCTTTTTCGGCTACGCCAATTTCAGCCTGGGCTATCTCTAAAAATGCTTCTACTTGGGTCATTGACGGTTCTCAATTAACATATCAATGATTTCGTCAACCCGACGTTCCAATCGATTCACTTGGTCTTTAAGACTATCACCACCATTGGGACGTAGTTCATAAAGAAAGTGTTTTACTAACCATCTAACTACTCCAGCAAATGTTGTTATGATTGCGATAATTGCTACAATTAGTGATGCCCAGTTGGCGATAGTCATTATAAAGTCCGAATCGTGAGTAGTAGGATGCCACCGAACCCAGAGTATCGTTTATCTGAGGGGGTGGAATTTATAAATTGCATTTCTTCAATAAGACCCAAATAAGATTCTCCTGTTCGGAAATCCTCAATACGGATGCTATCGCCTGAGTTTTCTACAAGTTCCAGGTCTTGCAACCTATCAAATGCAGCACCTTCGTGTCCGACTTGGACTCCAAATGTATCCAGTTCTCTATCGTAGAGAGATAAGGGATATTGGATTAGTCGTTGACGAGGTATGGCAGGCAATGATTTAAGTTGGTATCCATATAGGATAGGTCCCTGCGATGCAGAAGTTTCTGATCTAACTAAGTTAAATCTGAAAGAGATATACTCGCTAGAGCCTGTTGGGTAACTCACTGATACTTCTGGTGTGGCACTCTTCTCGGAGAAGTTAGCAATTGTAAAATAGTTACCATCGGCTGTGTGAGACTCAATGGTTAATCCACCATAGTTGTTATCAACTTTTGCCTTGATGTTTTTGAATACTTTATTCTCAAGAGTAGCATAACGAATCCAGCCAGTCGTTAAGGACCCACGCTCCATGAGAGATGTCAGGTCCTCACAGTATACGTTTCCATTTGTAGAACTAGAATATGCGGAGGCATACATAAGTCTATTGGTTGACCCAGCAAAAGCAGAAGCGGTAGTCGGATTTGTATTTTCTGTATCATAATAGACATCGTTAGCGTAAGCAAAACGAAGTGTTTCTATTTCAGAGTTTAAGTCAATGCGGATAGTTCCAGGTTGACCATCTACACTTGTTGCACACCATACGTAATGGTCTCGGCTAGCAAAGTCATAACATGTCTGGCTTGTCTCTACAATAAGAGGGCCATAACTAATTGACCCATCTTGGTCTGATACAAGAGCAGCACGGATTCCTCTATTAGTTCCAATCATCATGTATCCAAGATAATAGAAAATCTTAAATGCTTTTTCACCAGTGGGTAGTTCAGCAGCAACAGATGCTCCACCGCTAAGGGTAGGCATTGCTCCAGTTGTTGTTAATGTGAACTTGATGATTGATGATTTTATACCATTATATCCAGCCAAGTAAATTGCTGGGCCAGATGCAGTAATAGAGGTAAAGGTAAATCCATTTGTTGGGTGGGTATAGATTGCTGTTGGCAAAGAAGTTGATGAGGATGTTACTTCATATACTGCATTGTTTACACAAAGAACTAAACGCTCTTTTACATAATCAATAATAGCGTTAGTTGCAGTTGTCCCTGTGACATCAAACATCTTCACTTCGTCAGAGGTATCTGCAGCATTACCAGTAAGAGGCTTCTTATACATAGTGAATTTAGTATTTGCACCAGTTGTTACGTTAGTAACCCAATATGCATATGTTCCATCATCGCACACATCATATATTGGGTAAACTCCAGCACCAGCAGTATAGTTAACAAACTTTGTTACTTTAGAGTGGACGCTACCAACTGGGTTAACGGCTGTTGAGGCTACGTTAGACGCGGTTTTAGCGTAACTAAATGTATTGGCAGTTACAGCAGTAATTGTATAGGTTCCGTTAAACGTAGCATCTACTCCACTTACTACAACAGTCATGCCAACAGTAAACGAATGTGCTGTTGATGTTAGAGTAGCAACGTTGCTTGTAAGTGCTTTGTTTGTGATAGAACCAGTAATCCGAGGGTAAACCTTATCTACATCATACTCGTCGCGCAGCAGAACGCCATCCATGCCACTCCAAGTTATAGAGCGCATTGATTGCTGTGGTCTTTCGTTAGTAGCAATTGGACCAGTGGTAACGTGATCTTGGCTGGAAGATTTAAGAAGAGATACTTCTCCTTTTTCCCAGACGTTTACACCCTTGCTATCCGTAAAACGGTATAGCACAACTTCGCCAGATGAAGGGTCATAAAATTTAATTCCTGAGCCCTTATGAAAGGATGATTGAGCACGAACCCACCAGCCAGTAATTGACTGTTCTCCAGGCTCGTTGCTTTGGTCTACTTGATTCTTGCGATATTGAGCAGTCTGTCTACGATAAGGATAGGTATCCCCAGTAGCCATAAAGAATGGTTGCCCATTGATTGCTAAATCGTAGTTTTCACCAGTAGGTGTGTATGTAACAATACCTGTTGCTCTGGAGAGGGCATAGGGTATTGCTTCGGTTACATCATCGCCATATGCCATTATGCCCAGGCTCCGACTGTTGTTACTGTGTCAGATCCAATTGGTGTTAATGACAAGTAAGAGTTTGCTGAAACTGTATTAGTTCCGCCAGGTGCGGCAGAAAATGTAATACCTGGAATTAATGTTCCAGCAGTAGTAATTCTGATGATTCCTTTAATAAAAAATGACTTTCCAGCAGAAGTTCCACTACCACTTATGACAGTAGATGTTGCAGCATTTGAATAAGTTATATTTGGAGTTGCAACTGTATTTACTAATGCATTTACAAATATTGCAGTATAAGAAGCGCTGGCAACAGCAGCGGTTCCTGTGCCAAGTGGAGAAAATGCTATTGTGTGAGCAGTTGTTCCAGTAAGTAGTGAAATAAAACCTTCCATAAGATAGGTAGTATTTGCTGCCACTGTAATAGCGCCAGTAGTTGGTGTAGCAAATACTGGTTGATTTGCAGTAGTAGCAGACGTTAAGGCTTTTGTTGCTGTGCTGGATGCAATAATTGTTGTTGGAATAACACCGCGTCCATGACTTGTGCTAGTTGTTAGATAGCCAGCCTTTCCATCATACTCAATTGCTCCTGCTTCTGCAGAAGTTAGGTTAGTTCCAGAAGTCATCTTGATTGGTGCAGTTCCTGCGGTTGCTGTTCCTGCACCGATAGAAAGAGCAGTTGCGGTTGGCGATGTTAAAGTTGGGGATGTTAAAGTCAATCCTGCTACAGATGTAACTGTTGCTCCTAAGTTAACATCTGTTGAACCTAGCGTAACTTTTGAATTTGTTAAACTTGCGTTAGCAATATTTGTAACGGTATTTGAAGAACCAGATATGGTTTTATTGGTCAGAGTATCTGTTGTGGACTTACCAACAAGAGTGTCCGTTGCAGTTGGTAGAGTTACTGTTCCAGTATTTGAGATAGTAGAGATAATTGGAGCAGTCAGAGTCTTGTTGGTCAAGGTATCTGTAGTAGCGCGACCAACTAAAGTATCAGTCGATGTTGGGAGTGTAAGGGTTCCAGTATTAACAATTGTAGAGATAACTGGGGCTGTAAGAGTCTTGTTTCCAAGAGTATCAGTTGTGGCCCTACCTACTAAAGTATCGGTTGAAGTAGGAAGTGTCAAAGTTCCTGTATTAGTAATTGTAGAGATAACAGGAGAGTTAGAGAATGTCTTTACGCCAGCAATTGTCTGAGCACCAGTAAGTTGCACTGAGTTATCTACGCCAGTAGTAAAGTAATCTAGATCATTGCTTGTAAGAACGTGGCGGACTGTTGCGCCTGTTGAGTGGGTAATAGCGGATGTCCCAGCCCGACCACGAACAATTGTGATTGTATCGCTTGTAACGTTTGTGACAAAAACTACTTCTTCGTTAATAGTATCTGGGTCAATAGCAACTGTAAATTGATCAACGTTGCTTGCTCCTAGTGTTTGTCCACCAAGTAGAACCAAAGCACCACCAGCGGTAACAGTCATGCTTGTTGCCGAACTTGATAGCGAAGCGCTCAGTGTTGTTTGGTTGCTAACGCTCGAATATTTGCGTGTCATTTATTTTCCTTAGCGTGAGTAGTGGAGTTTTGTAGGATACTTGCCAAGCAATCTGCTTGCTTCTTCATTAAGTCTTTGTTGATATAGTCCGTATAGATACTTAGATACGCTTGTTCCTGCGCTAGAAGGCAGTTTGGTATCGGCGGAATCTGATTCGGCAGATGTAAGATTGATACGACCAACATCAAGATATGATAGTAGGCGATATGAAGCGCCAAGGATAATAACATCCTGTACTGATTGAGGCAACCCAGTAACTTCTGTAAAGTCTTCGGTGTCACTCTCTAAAGTTCCAGGTTCTGTTGTATACCAAACTTGGACAGTTCGACCTGCTGTAATTCCATCATAAATTGATATTGTTGCGTTACTATTAAAGGCAGCAGAGTTTGCCATCAAATCTACTCTCCAGCGCTTAACTGTAATCCATTCTTTAGATGGACCAACAGACTGCCAACTAACTCCAAGGATGTCTCGTGCATCATCTGGCAGGGCATATGTGCTTACTGCTGGATTGTAGGTAAAGGTTGTTGAAGATACGGAGAAGAGTTTTGGGAAGACGCTTTGGATTGCTGTGTTAATTGCTTGCTTAATATTTGTTCTTGGGAATGTCGGGGCTAGGACAATCTGGGCATTCTGGTTATGTGGCGCTGGGTTAGTATTGCCATATCCACGACCAAATCCTGGAATAACATTTAGTGTGTTAGTAGCCTTATCAAAGGAGTCAATCCAGATCAACTCATTATCAATTTCAATTACACCCTTTGCAAGGTTATTGGCAGAGCCAATTTGAATTGATGCATCAGTTGTGGTGATGCCGTTAGCGTTGGCAAGATAGGTGATGCGGTCTTGACGTAGTGTGTAACCAGCCAGACTTGACCGAATCTCGTCAATCATATCCTTTAGCGTTGCCATCATTCTCCTTTGTTGTTGTTAAAGTGGTATTCCCCAGCCGACCAGTCCGAATGCTACGACTGTTGCGTCTGCTGTTGAGGTCAAATCTATATTTCCAGATGCTGTTGCTGGCAACTTTAATTGAGTTGCAGTTATTACTCCATTAAGGTCTATATTGGCAGTTCCTGTGCCGAGACTTAAGGTTAGTGTATCAAACGAACCAATAGCATCTAGGCCAATATTTGCACTACCAACTGCAGGAATGTCTGACTGAGTTAGCGTTACTATACCCTCGGCGACCAGGGTAATTAAACCTTCTAGAACTAGAGGGTAGCGAAGCAATCCATCAGTTGTAGCAGAAGCCCCTATGCTGATTACTGCAGTTGCTGTCTGTGGAAATGTTAGAGTTGCAGTTGCAGTGGCAACTATACTTATACTGGCAGTTCCTTGAGCAAACTTATAAGCAGAGTCATATGATAATATAAAAGCGTGTTCAATATTATCAGAACTAGCAGAACCAGTCCATCTAAGAGATTCAGTCCCACTTGTTGTTAATACTTTATACTGGCTTGCTAAATCTAAACCAGCAGTCGTTGTTCCGCCTGCTCGGGTCCAGTTTACTGTTGACCAAGTTTCTCCAGAAATATCAACAGTTCCCGAAACAGAGGATTGGCTCGCTTCAATTCCCATAGCACTAAAAAGAATATTGTTCCAAGACTTTATTGGAGATGTCCAAGTAGCGGATATTGTAGTTGATAATCTTGTTGTAGCGCTTGTTGGTTGAGTCTGGGTTATACCAAGAACTTTATATACCTGCACTGCGCGTTTGTGACCTGAAGTTACTGAAACAGAGTTGGTTACAGTTATTGTATTAGTTGTTGCATCGGTGACAGAGTCGGATATATACGCTGCATATATTAAACCATCTTGGTTGCCCTGGGTTGCAGGCTGAGATAATTGAGAGATTAAAGGAGTATATGTGTTCCCGTGAGTGTCTGTAACGCCAGTAATAGTCTGGACTGATGAGTTATTATCAAAAGCAATTAATACAATATTTTTTTCTAGAGCATAACTAGGGCCAATGCTGAGAGTTGTAGTCGTTCCGCTAGCAAATGATGTTGTGCTATAAAAATTGCTCACATATGGTTTTGTTGGAAAATCAACCGTAGCAGTCATTGTTCCAGCAATGGAAATGCTTGCAGTTCCTGTTGCTGAGTATATAAATGCTATTGTTGCTGAAGCAGAAGCGACGATAGATATATTTGCAGTTCCCGTTGCTGGATATCCTAGGCTAATTGCATTAAGAGTTCCACTGCCAGAAGCAACAAGTTCTATTGCGCCAGAACCAGATCTTATAAATAAATCTGATAAACCGACGGAAACAGTTGCGTCAATGGAGATGCTTGCTGTCCCAGTTGCTGGCAACGCAGACGGTAACTGGCCAGTTCCAGTTGCAGAAATATCAATTGCAGCAGAACCAGTTGCTGGGAATTTTAATGATGCAGTTGCAGTAGCAACAAGGGATATGCTTGCTGTGCCAGTCCTAGCATATCTAAAGCCATAAAATGTTATAAGTTGTGCAGCGTAGTTTGCTGCTGTAGCAACAGTAGCACCTGAAACTGTTTGAACTCCAGATACACCAACATAACCTGTAGTATTTAAAGTGTGCATTGATACGCCTACTCCAGCAGCACCAGTTCCTACGGTAAGTCCACCTGATCCATTCCAAGATGTAGCACCACTTTGAGATGTTGGCTCAACCTGGGCTCCAACATTTTCTTGGGCAACAACCAAAAGGACTAAATCATTTGCAGTTATATCTGGCGTTGTCATAGATGCAATTGTTGTAGCGCTTGCTCCATTTATTGATGCAACCGTTGGAGTTGGAAATCCAGAGTCTATACCAATAAATGAATATTGTCTTGCTACTTTTGCAACTACAGCAGCAGACCAAGTAATTGTAGCAGTATAGGCAGTTCCAGAACCTGCTGTTGACCTATACCAAGTTTGAGTTCTTACACCAGTTCCAAGAGTTGTTGTGGTTGTTGGATAAGAGTATCCAGTTAAGGCAACCCAAGTTCCAGATAAAGTATCTGTAATGCTTGAAATTGTTGGAGTTCCAGAACCTGTTGTTGGGTCCCACGCTACGCTTACAATGCTATAACTTCCAGAAGGATTTCTATTAGATGCAACACTAAGTGTTAGCGTTGTACTAGATGTTGATGAGCTATTACTTACAGGTATTGTTGCTTGTGTTACTGCCATAGGGGCTTACTCCTTATCCATAAAGGAGAACTTGGTGACGTGACTCATCATAAAATCTCCTTAAAGTTGAAGTAATCCCCTGGCAATGACAAACGTTAAACTAATTAGGAAGCAGAGACTGAAAGTGCTCCTGCAGCAATTGTTACAACACCCTGTGTTGTTCCAGTTGTTACAGATGATGCAAGTGCTCCACCGATGTAAA